ATGGGATAATTTGAAACGATGTGGGATAAGATAAGATAGACCATTTTGCAAGGGCGTTGCACTGGGTGCAACAAGTTGGATAGGGTTTGATTTGTAGGTCTGTGGGAAAAGATGGGTAAAAATGCCTGTCTTTTTTTATTTTTCTATTTTTTACACATAAGCTTGTGGTGATGAGTGGATTTTGGGTGAAGTTTTTAGCTGTCTGATATTTGGTTAAGTGTCAGTTGTCAGGGCGGATAAGGCAACTTCTATTAACCGTCTATCACCATCGCTTTGTAATTGTCCAGCAGGCGATACAGGTAAAAATGGGCGAGATGGCAGTGTAACTGATTTCACTTTGGCAAAGCCGTTTGGCGTGGCAAAAGCAAGATGGGGTTTTTTCTTTGGTGTGATTGTGCCACCAAAATGATGAATACGAGCATATGCCACATTGGTGCCAACGGTGGCGGTGTGGCTGGTGGCACTGCTGGTGATACTGTCTTTTAGCTCGCCTGTATCGGTTAGGGTTTTGCCACCGCCAAAGGCTTTACGCACCCACGCTTGTCCGCCAAAACTCTCACTGTCAAAGTTGTCAGCAGTCATGGTTTCTAATTCTGTTGCAAAAGACCGCATAATGACACGGCTATTCGTGGCATTTTTTAATAATTGAGCCAAAGTATCTTGGGCTTGGCTGTCGTCTAGGTTGATAATGAGCATTGGCAAAGTTTCCTGAGTTTGGTATAATAAAACCATTCCGCTACGGGGTCAGGCACGGGGTCTGGACACAAGTGATTGTGTTTTTAATCTGTTCGATTCAGACGAAGTAGCGGATTTTTATTTCTTAATTTGAATATATTCACCACCCACAATTCCCGCCTTGATTGTCTCTATACTTACATAAAATCCAGAAATTGCTTCAATGTTGCCCTTATTTGCCTTTAGGGTTAATTTAGCAACTTTATTGTCTGTAACTTGATATGCTAAAAGTATCGTTTTATTTTGGTTATCCCATAGTTCCCAATCTGGCTTACCAAAGTCTCTGATAATTTTTTCCAAGGCTCTGAGGTCTAGTGCATCATTATTGGCAGCATGACGAGTGGCTTTATGACCTACAATAATTGTATCACGAAAGCCTACCACAGGGCTTAATTCGTCCATCTTGTGTTCAGTAATCTTGGCAAGCACAGGTTCAGATACCAAGCCAATCCCATAGGTTCGTCTTTGAGAATTGCTATTAATCTGACTTTGCCGAACCCATGCCAAAAACCCCGCTATCCTGACATCACTTGCCATATCTTTGGCAATTTGTCTAAGAGCCTGTTTTTGCCCAAGGGCTTGTTTGGCTTTGTCATACCAAAGTTTATCAAACAAATGACTGGCAACAGGACTACCGCCAAAACCATTTTCGCCCAAAATACGCTCATCATCACTTTTGTCAATCCCTGCTTTTTGGGCTTGATTTTTGGTGATTGCCTTGACGGTGCAACGACAACCAAAGCCGTTTGGTGGGTAAGAATGCAACCAAAAGGGGTCATCGTGGGCATAGATGGCTCCGTGTTTTGCTGAGTGGTTTGGGCGAGTACGGCGGTCTAGGACAGCTGAGTATTGCCAATAAGGGTGGGTGTCTGTCGCCTGTTTCATTCGCTCGTATTTGGCGGTCATGATGGCGGTTCGGCGATTGGCGTGATAAATGGTTTTTAGACGACGATTTGAGCCTAATTTGACTGGTTCCGTCTGACCTGTTTTGGGGTTTTTTGCCAGAATTTCACCCCACCAGCCTTGCTGTACCAAATAAGGCTTGATGGTATTTTCAAAGCCCTTGTAACCTGTGCCGTCTGTCATCGCCTGTTCAATGGCTTTTTTGGTGGCAGAAAGCATATCAAGGGCGGTCATCTTGGCAATGGTAAAGCTGCGAGCATGGGCAAGGGCGTGCGTGTCTTGCCAATCCCAAGAGATGTGCAAGCCTTTAGATTTTAAATGTTCAATGGCTTGCTTTGGTGGCATATCAAATAAGGCTTTTAGCTCTTTATTTGTGAGTTTATCAATACTACTCATCTTAATTTAACCCCATTTCTTCTTGGGTGTGTAGGCGTGATAGCGTGTCGGCAATAAACAACATTTGGGTCAGCTTGTCTTGCAGCTTGTCAATGTGCATTGTGGGGTAAAGACTGGCTAATTTTTCCAAAAGAGCCGTTTCATTATCCAAGTTACTGCTGTCTAAGGTGGTAAAATCACTTAGCATTTGCCCAATTTGAGCGGTCAAATCATCATCACTTGGCACGCCTATCACCAATTTATCAGACAAATCGCCCTGTGGTGTGAAGGATTTTTCACTAAAATTGGGGGTGGTTTGTGTGGTGTTTTGGGCATTTAGGGTAAATTCATCTGCTGACAGATTATACGCTCGCTCATAATAGCTTTGGTTAAATACCACGCCAAGGCTTGCCAAAATCTGGTCTCGCTCTGCCAATGTTTTGTCGCCCACTTCGTCTTCATATAGCACAAATTTGGGCGGACTCACATTGTGAAAATTAAGCTTGCAAATCCAAGTAAGCAAAGTATTAAAACAACTCTCTACCACACGGCAATCATTATCACGAATGTCTTTTGTTACGGTAAGTCCTGCCATTGCCGAAGCGTGGCTTGTGTCTTTTTCGGTGGTTTGGTCTTGACCCAGTAAGGCGATGTTAATCTCACTGCGGCAATAGCGAATAAAATCATCAAACACCTGCGATGAGCCTGTTTTGCCTGTGGCTTCTTTGATTTCTACGCTGCTGTCATTGGGGATTGTTGCTACTGCATTGCCCATCAGCTCTTCTAGGGCATCAAGGAGCTTGCTCGTATCATCATCGGTGTTGGAGCGAGGTTCGTGTCCGATAATCCAAGGCGAGCCAAACTTTTCGGCAAATTCCGCCCAAAACTTTAAACCACCCCGTTTAAAGACGCACGCCCAATACACGCAAGACAATTCTGCCGTACCATAAGGATTGGTAAAGTTGGCATTATTGGTTGGGCAAAGGATTTTAAAGGGTGGCGGTGCGGTCTTGGCAATGCCATCAATCAGCACAAGCTCGCCGTCAGTGTCAAAGCCTGTCCATTCTTGGGGTATGGCAATGAACCTGTCAGGCATCCAAATACCGTCCTTAAACTGCCAGATGACTTCAATGGGCTGATAACCGTACAATATCGCCTCCAAAATCTGCCCAATCAGCCCATAAATGTCCAGATTGTCAAAAATCTGGTTAATGATGGCTTGCTCTTTATCCGACAGCTCACTGTCAAGGCGATAATTAAGCCCTGAGACGCTTGCCTTACGACGGCGTACCGCCCCTGCCACAATGGGGTCAATCAAAAGCTCACGATAAGCCGACAGGCTGGATTTGCCAAGCCGTCTTAGGACAATATCAGGATTTGGGAGAATTTGGCTAAATTTATACACCCCAAAATAACGATGGGCGGTGGCGATTTGGCTTGTAAGTTCGTCTTTATCCAGCTTTGGGGCATGGGTTTGGTTTGGTGTGGTCATTTAAAATCCTTGGGTGAGTTTACTTTTTCTTTTGACTTTGCGAGTGGCAACCTTAATTTGCCCAACATTGAGTTCGCGGCTGGCATAATGAGCCAGCAACAAGGCAATGCCTGCATCGCCGTGGCGTTTTTTGCCATCTGTACCCTGCGTGCGAGTGGTGGGAATGCGTGGTACGCCGTTCACAAGTTCAAAGGCTCGCAAATCGTTTAAAATATCTTCATCTTTGGGTAAGTCGGTAAGTGTGCCATCTTCTAGGGCAGACTTAAAAGGGGCGGTGTGGGTGCGATACCAGCTTTCTGACAGCATAATAGCCTCTATAATGTCCGCCCCAAAGGTGTCCTGCATTTTTTCAGCAAGTGATTGACCATTACCCCTTGCGTCAAACGCACCACCACGCAAATTGGGCAAGCCTTTTAATAAGGTGGTCATAATCTGCTCTTGCTGGGCAAAGGGCATATTGCCAAGCTCTAAGATAAAGGGCGGTTTTAGGATTAAATTTGGGTATTGCAAAAGCGGCACAATCACAGTTTTGTCGCCACTTCTGGCAAAATCTTCGCCCACAAAGCTGATACGGCTTTTATCCAAGCCATCAAGGAGTGGCTCTAAGGTGTCTGTTATCCAATCGTTAATTTCTTTGGCACGGTTATATTCAGGCAATAAAGCAAATTCATCACTTTTATCAAGGCGAATGACGGGTGTATAAGGGCTCATGCGACTTTCAATCAACGCACGGTTTAGCCATTTGCCACCGCCATTTTTGGGAATACAGTCCAGCTCTTCTTTGGCGTCCTCGCCATAACTTGCCCTAATGTCCGCTATCCATTCTATTTCGCCATCGGCTGTCCACTCTATGCCACGCCTTAGGCAAATGCGTTGGTACAAACCATCAGCAATGGCATCATCAAAGCTAATGCGGTGCAAAGAATAAGGCTTTTTGCCTGCTCTGATGTCATTGACAAGTTCATTAAAGGCATTGTCCACCCCATCGTGGGTAGAAATGATATGCACCTGACCTCCCCACATCAACAGAGCCATCGCTGACTTTAATAGCTCTGACAGGCTTTCGTGGAAAGCTGCTTCATCCAAAATGACCCGCCCTTGCTTACCACGCAAGTTGTTGGGGCGAGATGACAAGGCGGTAATGCGGTGTCCTGACGCAAAACGAATGACAAACGCCAAAATCGCCTGTCTATCATCGCCATCCACAAAGACTTCTTCGGTCTCTTCTATTTCGCCTGCCACCAAACCATAAAACTTCGCCCAGTTGCCACAGTCGTGGATAAATTCAAGTGCCATATCTTTGTTATAGCCGACATACCAAACATTCATTCCGTTTGTCTTGGCTGCCAAAAGAGCCGAATCAGCCGCTTCACCCCAAGTTAAACCAATACGCCGTGATTTTTCACACACTTTAACCGCCGATGTGTCAGCACACCAGCGTTGTTGGTAGGGCAATAGCACCATTGGACTGCGAGATAAGGTATTGTCTGTGATGGGCTGCTTGGTTGTCATGCTCCAATCCCCAAAATCTTACGGCGGATTTCGTCAGCCGTTTCGTCAGACAGTCCGCCTTTTTTGACTGCTTTGGCGACATCGCTGGCAGTTTGTTCAATTTTGACCTGCAATTTGGCTTGATATTCTTTTAAATTGGTACTTGCTGAAGTCAAAGCAGCGATATTTTTGGAGGCTTTGGCAACCATATTAAACCGCTCAACCGCTCCCAAATTGTCCATATCGCCAATCTCCACCAATGCGTCAAACAATTCGGTCTGCACCATTGCCATCAGTGCCTCTGAACGAGTATCGCCCTCATCACTTGCCCCTTCGGCAATCAGCCGTGCCGCCTCCGTGCTTGCTTTGATACTGGCAAAGCGTTTTTGTACCTTTGAGCCGTAGCGATGAACAGCACTTCGGCTGATTTCATAACCTTGAGATTTTAGCCAGTCGGCAAGTTCGGTATAGTTGCCAAAGCCATTGTCAGCAAGCCTGCGTTCTAATTCATGGCGAATATTACTGGGAAGTTTTTCAACACTGCTTCTTTGTGCCATAACACCCCCTAATCCTGCCAGTATTTGTCAGGTCGCCCAATACCAAGTGGACAATCAGTGGTATATTCGGCAATGTCCACCCCTTGATAAGTTAAGTCGGCATACCACACGCCATTGGGCTGTTTGGTGAGTTGGATAAAGCTGGCATTGGATAAGTATTCAAGTTGCTGACGAAGTTCTAAGGCGGTAATGTCGGCATAAATCCCCCGCATCACATCCAGTAAAAAAATCTCGCTGGTGGTGTATGGGCGAGCCTTGTGCAGGGTGTTGATGATATGCCAACGCATACCCTCGCGGCGTGCTTTTTCGTTCATTGTCTTTGGCTCTCCATTTTGTACAGGTCGGTCAAGGTCTTTTGAATGCTGTCCATTTTGGCTTCTAGGACGGCTTGGTTGCGGATATAATCTTCTCGTAGGACAAATTTTTCGGGCAAGACGGCTTTTTGTTCGGCAAATAGGGTTTCTAAATGCTCAACTTTGTCGGATAGTTTGTCTTGGGCTTTTTGGCGTTCGTCTTGCTGGGCTTGAAACTGAGCAAGTAGCATTTTGCCAAAGCCCCAACATACGCCCAAAAACGACAACAAAAAGCCAACAAGTTGCCAAAAATCAATGCTGATAAAAGTATTATCCATCTACACGCCCCTTAGGTTTTGCTTCTCAAAATCGGTTTGGCATGCCACACACCTTTGACACCCTGTAACTTTTTGCTGTCTTAAAAGCGGAATGGGTTCATCACAGTCAATACAATGGGTGCGGGTGGGCAGGCTTGTCTTTTGGGTCGCTTGTCTGATTTGATGCTCCAAAATCAGCTCGCTTTGGGTTTGGGCTGTGTCTATCACATCACTCACGCTCACCTCCTGTGTATTCGTAACTTTGGTTTGTATTATCACGACTTGCCAAAAATTTTCTTGCCACTGCATAACCACCGACTGAACCCAGATATACCAGCCAAAGCTGCCAGTCATCGGTATTTAGGCGGATAAATTGAACAGTTGCAACAAGGCTTGCGACATTTGCCCAAAGACGGGTGTGGGAAAGTTTGCCTGTTTGTGGGTTTGTGATAAGGTCAAGAATTTTCATTGTCAAACTTGTGCTAAAATTTGAGGGTATTATGCCAAGATGAGTACAACAAGTCCTTTAAAGCGTTTTAAAAATTGCTTGGGTGAGTGGCTTGATGACAATAAAAAAGACTTGCCAAAAACAAGTCTTATTGGTATGAGGTGGGCAGAGCTACTTTGATAACCAGAGCCCTCAAGTTTACGCTTGGGGGCTTGTTTTTTGAAAGAGGAAAATTACTTGGCAACCCGATGAATGATAACTTTGGTAACCACATATTTATTCTGAGACTTTTGATAACGCTTAATGACTGTAATGTCTGCCTTAATTTTGCGTTGCCCGTGTAATTCGTGAGGATTAATGTCTTCTGCCAATTCAAACTTTACTCGTTGTTCAAATAAATCTGGCACAATGCCAGCCCATCCTTGAGTGTTCTTATCTTGGTCACTGGTATAGACATAAACATCTATATTACTGTAATCCTGCTCTTGCTCTTCTTGTTGTGGTATTTCTACCTGTTCTGGGACAGCCTGCACAATTTCATTTGGAATTATTTGAGGGGTATCGGTTTTGCCACCAATCTCAATGCTGCCCTTTGGGTCTTGCTTGGCTGGGCGAATAAAATCAGCTGTTTTTTGAACTGTCTTTTTGTCCATCACAGACTGCACAACCGCCACAACTTCATCGCCTGATAGACCGCTATGCTCTGACAAGATGGCAATATTGGTGCTATTATCATAAAAATTATTAACAACAGCCTGTTCTTTTTTGCTACACGACTGCACAGCAGTCATTGTGCCATAAGCAATAACCGCTCCAAATCCTGCGTATAGCAATTTATTTAACATATGATGATTCTTAATACTGTCATCTAAAATTTCTTGTAATTTTTTGGCATTCTCTTCGCCAACCAAGCCGACAGTGAGCTTTACTTTAAGGTCTTCCCATAAGCTACCTGCTCGAACATCTTCTACAAGTAATTCTGTAGTATGAATAGTAAGTTCAGGATAGAGCCTATCTAATACTGTCACGCTTTTGGGAATGAGATGTTGTAGGGCAGTCAAGCTGGTAATTACATCGTCTACGCTTGGCGTGGTATCCATATTATACTTAATACGAAAATCTATATCTATGGTTTGGGTCATTTGTTTTTCCTGCAAGATTTTAAAATCTACACAAAATCTCAAGGGGTGATATCAGATGGATAAGTTTCATTAGGCATTCTTAAAATCTGGTTGATTTATTCGCCCATTGGTACAATATGTCCGCCTTCTGCTTGAATGTTGAAATCAAACTGTTTTTTAAGCTGGTCAAATACAATGTTGTATTCTATTTCTGTTCCCTTATCAAGATATTGGGCATTGCCATTTTCCAGTGCCAACTCAAAAGTTTCCTGCATTGTTTCTGCATCAATTTCCATATCGGTTGCATAAGCAGCAACCAACATCGCTGTCATACATTTATTAAGCATTGGCTCTGTGTTAATATTCGTGCATTTGACATCCACCTTGCCTAGCCAACCATCTAGACTGGCTTTGGTGATTTTTATTGTGATACCTTTTGCAATTTGTTTGGTCTCCGCATTTTTGGTGCTATTTAGAGAGATTTTTGGTAGTTTCGGTATGGATTTTTGAGCAATCATATTATACTGAAATACAAACTGATTTTGCTCAATGAGTGCCTGCTCCATATGTCCTGCTGTGTTGCCCTGAATGGGTAGAGCAAGAACAAATGGCAGCAGAAGTGTGAATTTTTTCATAAAAGCCTTCCTAAAAGACTAAAACAGAACCAACAATTTACACATGATAATTCTCCATTTGATGTTAGAAGAAATCTTTTGATACATTCACTACCTGACCTACAATCTCAACATCGCTCTCTGTTTTTAAATCTAGGGTCATTGGTGGATAAAAGCTATTATCACTAATTAAAACCAACTTGCCATTGGGCTGTATTTGCAGTCGCTTAACCCAGTAAGTATCCCCGTTACGCAGGACATAGATATGCCCATCTCTAGGCTGGTGGCGAGTTTTGTCAATCAAAATAGTGCTGTTGTCAGGAATGGTTGGCTCCATACTGTCGCCACTGATGCGTGTGGATATCAGACTGTCGATATGAAGTCGCTGTCTTTTGAGCCAGTCTCTGCGATAGGCAAGATGGCTGGTTGGTTCATGAACATCACTATTATCTCGCCCAAATCCTGCTGAAATCTCCACATCGTAGAATGGCACAAGAGAGAATTCATCGTCAAAGAAGTTTTGTTCAATATTTTGAGCATTCTCCTTTGTTGAGCCAGTGATAATGTACTCTATGTCCAAGCCATGTTCAGCCAATTCCATTAGCTTATCCAATGGTGTATTGGATTTTTCAGCCCAATTATATAAGGTATTTCTAGCTATACCCATTTTCTTTGATAGCTCTTGAACGCCAATTCTATCAATCTCTGAACGCAGTCTTTCTTGGTATTTGTTCATTTTTTTGACCAAAAATTAAAAAAATTACTTGAAATGCTCAAAATTTTGAGCAATAATATACACACACCACACAAACTTACCTTAAATCACACATTTATCCACAGGAGTTGTTATGACTACCAAAACCGTCCAGCAAGTCAAAGCCGAGTACCGTGCCAAAGGCATTCCTATCGCCCAAGTCGCTCGTGAGCAAGGCTGGACACCGCAAGAAGTGTATAAAGTCTTTAATGGACAAGCCAAAGGACACTTCGGGCGTTCGCACGACATTGCGGTATTTTTTGGCTTAAAACAGGGCGAAATGCGTGTCTAAAATATCGGTATATTTTAGCACAAATTTGCACATTTTGCCATGTTAACCCCTTATTTTATAAGGTTTTTGGAGAAAAAGATGAGCAGTAAAGGCACTCGTATCTTGCAAGTTTTTAAGGCATTGCATAACCACCCCTTGATTGGGATTAGTAATAAAGAAATTGCCGATAACTTAGGATTTACCCCCACCCAAGTCAGCCGTGATTTGGCAGATTTAATCAGTGAAGGCTTGGTGCAAAAACTGGACAATGGCAACTATGCCTACTCTATCCGCACCCTGCAAATCGCTGAAAACTATCGTAAACAGCACGAGAGGCTAAAAGCAAGAATGGACGAAATTCAACGCAATGTCGGTATTGGCTATTAGGTAAAAGCGACGATGTCGTCGCTTTTGAAAATTAACCAAAGCAAAAGGTATTAAAAAAATGAGTGAAGCCACAAGCGTAGAAGTCATCACAAGAGATGTCATCAACCAACAAGCCCTGCACAGTATGCAGGTGATGGAGCAATGGGGTAATGGCGAGGTGTATAACGAAGCCACTTGGATTGAACGAGGTCGCCAAGCGGTTGTCAAAACCTTAGAGGGTATGTTTGAGCTTGGCAAGGCGTTAATCGTCCTAAAAGAACATACCGAACACGGTCGTTTTGTTGAATTAGTGGAACAAGAATTTGGCATACACAAAAGAGAAGTGCAACGCCTAATAAATGCCACCAAACGCTTTGCAACCCCGCAAATGCAAAAAGCCCAGCCTAAGCTCATCACGCTTGGCAAATCTAAGCTGTTGGAGCTGTTAGTAGAAGATGACGATACCCTAGTGGAGCTTGCCGAAGGTGGCGATATTAACGGCAATACGCTAGACGATGTGGACAGAATGACCATCAAAGAGCTGCGCCTAGCCCTCCGTGAAGCCCGTGAAGACAGCAAAGCCAAAGACAAAGTGATGAGCGAGAAAAATGCCAAGATTGACGAGCTTGCTGAAAAACTCGCCAAAAATAAAAACAAACAGCCCAAACCTGCCGATGTCGCACGAGAACTGTCTGCACAACTGGCAAGTGCAGAAGTGTCCGCTCGCTCTGAGATTAGCAAGCTAAAAGACATTTTTGATGGTTTTGTCGCTCACAAAGAAGCACACGGAAGCGACCATACCGCTCTGATGGTGGGGGCTATCAATCAGCTTATCCTAGACTGTGAAATCCTGCGTGGGCAATACCTGCTACCAACGGAGGCTCCGATGGGCGAGGTTCCTGTTTGGCTGACACAAGATGAACCGATGGAAGCGGACAATATGGATATGCCACTGCCTTTTGATTATTCAGAAGACGATGTGTAAGTTGGCAAAATAATCATAAGGGTCAAAAAATGGCAACGAGCAATCTGTCTTTCAACCCAGCCTTGGTAGAACGCCTAAGCGAAATCGCCAAAACCGCCCAAAATCTAGGGCGTGGCGAAAAATCACGCTACCTGCAAGCCAAAGCGGAAGAGCTACAAATGAGCGTCTCAACACTGTATCGCAAACTAGAAAGTGTGGCGGTCAAGCCTGCTCGTAAGGCTCGTAGCGACAAAGGTGAGATGACCCTAAGCCTTGGTGATGCCAAGCTCATCAGTAGCGTGGTGATGGAGGGTATGCGAAAAAATGGCAAACGCATTATGACGGTGGAGCGAGCAGTAACAATGCTTCGTGCTAACGGTATGATACAGGCGTGCCACACAGACGGCACAGCATTGTCGGTAGGGGCGATTGTGCGTGGGCTAAAAGCCTATCATCTGCACCCAGACCAGCTACTTGAGCCTGCTCCTGTGGTATCGATGAAGTCTTTGCACCCCAATCATCTGTGGCAAATTGACCCCAGTCTGTGCATTTTGTACTACCTGCCACGAGCGGGCAAAGATACAGGACTGCGTGTGGCAAGCCACGATGAGTTTTATAAAAACAAACCTGCCAATGTGGTCAAAATCATCAATGACCGCGTATGGCGATATACAGGCACAGACCACGCAAGCGGAGCGGTGTATTGTCATTATTATTTTGGTGGGGAGACTTCGGCAAATTTGTGCGACTTTTTTATTCGTATGATGTCGCCCAAGGCTGACATCGGCAAAGACCCTTTTCGTGGTGTACCAAAGATGGTCATGCTAGACCCTGGCTCTGCTAACACCAGCTCGGCATTTAAGACCCTATGCCAAGCTCTAGATGTAACGGTGCAAATCAACAAACCCAACAACCCACGAGCCAAAGGGCAAGTGGAAAAAGCCAACGATATTGTGGAGACGCATTTTGAGAGTGGCTTAAGGTTTGTGGAGGTCAATGATATTGACACCCTAAACGCCTTGTGCGACAAGTGGCTAAGATACTTTAACAGTCAAGCCGTCCACTCACGGCACGGCTTAACCCGCTATAAAGCGTGGCAAAAGATAAAGTCAGATGAGCTTATCATCGCTCCGCCAGCTGAGTATTGCAAATCGCTTACCCTGTCTGTGCCAAAAGAAGCCAAAGTAACCCCAGAGCTTGAAATTCGCTACAAGGGCAAGGTGTATGATGTGTCCGCATTATCTGTACTTGTTGGACAAAAAATCCTAGTCGCCCAAAATCCGTGGGAAGTGGACGGTGCTAGGGTGTGTGTAGAGGCAGCAGATGGCATGAGCGAGAATTGGGTGGCTGTGCCAGAAGTGCTATTTGACGAGATGGGCTTTCGTGAAAGTGCCATCATCATCGGTCAGGGCTATAAGGCTCATAATGACACCAAAGCCCAAACACACGCCAAAGAGTTGCAAAAAATCGCCATGGGAGCGGATACACTTGAACAAGCTGACATTAAGCGAAAAGCCAAAGCCTTGCCCTTTGGTGGCAAACTTGACCCTTATAAGCATAATGATACGGTGCTGGACAATGACAACACGCTGTATATGCCCAAAAAAGGCACGCAAAGCGTGGAATATGGTCGCTACAAACAAACCATTGCTGAACCTGTCTTATCCAAAGTGGACATCGCCAAGCAATTAAAACCACGCTTAGAGGCACTTGGGGCGGATTGGAGCTTGGCGGTTAAGGTACTGCAAGAACGCTATCCTGATGGCATTCATGCAAGCGGTCTTGATGAAGTATTTGAGGTCTTGACCGAAAGCAGCACCCTGAAAACGATTTTAAAAATTGCATAAAGGAAAGTCTAATGAAAACCGCTTTTAATGAGCTTGGCAAGTCCTACCAAACCATCGCAAACGAGCTTGGCATTAGCAAAACCGCCCTTGTTAATGCTGTGGTTCATGGCACTTTTCCAAGCAAAAATACTGTGGCATTTAAGGCAAATCTTGCCGAGTATTTTATAAAAAACAAGGTCAGCGTGCCTAGCATTTTGACCCAAACCAAACCCCAAACTCAAGATAAGGATGAATTTATGTTGCTTAGAAAATCCACCCTAAACCCCCAAACTCGCCGCCATTTTGGGCTAAGTTGCGACCCCTTTGATGACGAAATCCGCTCATCGGACGATATTTTTAAATCCGACGATGTCCGCTATATCCGTGAACGCCTGTATGATGTGGCAAGCAACGGCGGATTTCTTGCAGTTATTGGTGAATCAGGTGCTGGCAAATCCACCCTGAGAGAGGACTTGCACGACCGAATTTTAAAAGACGGTAAATCTACCATCATCATTGAGCCGTATGTGCTGGCGATGGAGGATAATGACATCAAGGGCAAAACTTTAAAATCAGTACATATTGCAGAAAGCATTCTAGAAGCGGTTGCCCCAAGTGAGAAGCCAAAAAGAAGCCCAGAGGCTCGCTTTCGCCAAATCCACAAGGCTCTAACCGAAAGCCACAAGGCGGGTAATCGCCATCTGATTGTCATTGAGGAGGCTCACGGCTTACCCATTCCCACCTTAAAGCACCTAAAACGCTTTTATGAGCTAAAAGCAGGCTTTGACCGCTTGCTTGGGATTGTGCTGATTGGACAAACTGAGCTTGCCACCAAACTTGCTGAAAATAACCCTACCGTGCGAGAAGTGGTGCAACGCTGTGAAATCGCCACCTTAGAGCCTTTGACCGATGGCAAGCTTGCAAGCTATTTAAAGCATAAATTTGAGCGAGCAGGAGGTGATATTAAACGCATACTAGATGAGTCCGCTCTTGATGCCATCAGCGAACGCCTGACTGTCAAATCTCGCAGCAAAGCAGGTATGCACGAGCATAGCCTTTTGTACCCTTTGGCGGTAAATAACCTTGTTGCCCATGCGATGAACGAAACCGTCTATTTGGGTTTTGACGCCGTTGATAGCGACATTATTAAAAGTATCTAAGGAGCGAAAATGAACACTCAACAATCCTACCGCAAAGACAACCAACCAAACTTATCGGCGTCCGAATACCTGTGGCTACAGCACGAAAAACAGCGTTTGGCACAAATGGATATGGACATTGTTCGCATACAGTACCGTCAAGACCGCCACTTGGTGTGGATTGCCTTACTTGCCTTGACTATGATTGTGCTTGGAGTTGGCTTGTTGTTTACGCTGGCATTTTAGGAGCGTGTTATGCCAATGATTTTACACATTGATGATAATACCGATGCCCAATATTCTTTGTCCATGTTGCTGCTTGATGATGCCATCAAAATCTTAATCAATAACGGCGAGCTTGACAAAGAAAAACTGGCAAAGGCGATTATGACTGCCAAAGATGATTTATTTGAACTTAATAAAGACAATGACGATAACTTGCTAAAAATGCGATTGTTTATGATTGCTCACACCCTGCAATGTCGTTATCTTGAATTAACTTAACTTAACCCAAAGCTATGGAGTATTTTATGACTGACACCCAAACCCCAATCCCAGACGGCTACCGCCTAAATGACAAAGGACACTTAATCCCTGTCGATAAAATTAAAGAAATTGACCTGCTTCGCGATGAAACAGTCAATAAGCTTGTTAATCATGCCAAAGCATTACAGACCCACATCATGAGCATTAAAGATATTGTATTTGATGAATTTAACAGCTTTTTGCAAATCTCTGCTCAAGAATATGACACGGTGCTTGGTGGCAAAAAAGGCAATGTATCCATCACAAGTTTTGATGGTAAATACAAAGTACAAATTGCCATTTCTGACAACTTGGTCTTTGATGAACGCCTACAAGTTGCCAAATCTTTGATTGATGAATGTTTGCGTGATTGGACAGCTGATAGTAATGACAATGTCAAAGCCATCATTGACAATGCCTTTGCCGTGGATAAAGAAGGCAAAATTAATATCCGCCGTGTGTTGTCCTTACGCAGTCTTAACATTGTTGATGAAAAATGGCAAAAAGCAATGCAAGCGATTAGTGATGCCACTCAAGTCATCTCATCAAAAGAATATATCCGCTTTTATGAGCGAGATGAACACGGCAAATACAACCAAATCAGCCTTGATTTTGCCAATTTATAAATTTTATAAGGAGTATCTTATGCATGCAACCAATGCCCAAAAAGCCACACATCTAGCCACGCTCTTTGCAGCCATGTTGGTATTTGTCATTTTACTCATCTTAATCGCCATCGCCAGCATCGGTGCGTACATTTCCCCTGTGATTGGCATCTTTGCCACCTGTGTATTAGTGGCAATTTTGACCATTGGCGTGGTATTTGCCACATTTGTTATCGCTGCATTTATCCAAGAGTGCCATGAAAATAATCATTAAATAAAGGTCGTGCCAATCAAACTAAGCCAAGGGCAATGGTGTATATGCAGCATTGCCCACCCAAAGGAGCAAACTTATGAAAAACAAATCATACCCTAAAAGCCAATATAACAAACCTAAGCTGATTCAGCTGATTCATATCGGCAAAAGCAAACTATGCCTTGATGATGACACTTATCGCTCGCTCCTTATATCGATGACAGGCAAAACCAGCACCAAAGCGATGAATATTGGCGAATTAAACAAGGTGTTGGCAAGGTTAAAGGCATTGGGCTTTACGGTTCGTTCCAAATTGGCATACCAAAAACCCATGAAAGAAAAATATGACATTGAAATTGGTGAGCAAATCAAGTTAATGCGTCATCTTTGGCTGGAATTATACGAACTTGGAGCCGTTAAAAATCCAAGCGAGCAAGCATTGACAAGCTATATCCAAAATCAAACCAAAACCACCATAGACAACCTAAGCAGCAAACAAGCCAGCAATATCATCGAAAGGCTAAAAAACTGGCTGAAGCGACTAGAAAAGCAAAATCAAAACCCTCACTAACAAGCCAAAAGGAATATAATTATGAGCAAATCTCGCCAACATGAATTTAGCCAAGCCCTGTACGACATCATCTACCATGCCCTTATCAATCAGGGCGTAAACAAAGAACAAGCAGCTGCCATTGCCGAAGAGAGTACCGACACTGTGCTTGATGAGTTTGGCGGTGAGAATTTGTACATTCCAAAAAATATCTCTGGCAAGGCTGCTCGTCGCAACCGCACCATCTATGAGGAATTTACAGGGGATAATCACGATGAGCTTGCCAAAAAGTATGGCGTAACCTTGCAACGCATTTATACCATTATCAAAGAGCAACGCCAATTTGAATTAAGCAGCCGTCAATTTTGCCTGTGGGATGACCAAGACAAGAATAACACCTAGCAAATGCCTCATAAAAGGCGGTCAAAAACGGTCAAAACCGCTTTTAAGACCTTTCTTGTTATAAATCCCCATATTTGCCCAAACACGCCCCAAAAACCCCTTAAATCGCTTATTTTCAAATTCTATTAAAATCTTTGAATTTCCCAAGAAATTTCTTAAAACGCTTTAAAAGACCAATCATGACAAGTTGTGCATAATAACCCAAAAATATGGGGTTAATTTTATGCAAACCATACAACAAGAAATCTTTATCGCTGGCACACGAGCCGATAACTCAGGCAAAGAAGTTACCATCACGCCTGACGACCTTAATGCCATTGCAAATGGCTACAATCCGAGCTTTCACGAGGCTCCCATCGTCATCGGACACCCTGATGACAACGCCCCCGCGTATGGCTGGGTCAAATCCTTATCTGTCAAAGGTGATAAATTGTACGCAGAATTTGGCGAAATGGACGAAGGTTTTGTAGCATTGGTCAAACAAGGTCGCTACAAAAAAGTTTCGGCAAGTTTCTACCCGCCCAAACACCCAAGCAACCCTAAGCCTGCTAATTGGTATTTACGCCACATTGGGTTTTTGGGAGCACTGCCTCCTGCGGTCAAAGGCTTGTCGCCTGTGAGTTTTCATGACAACAGCGATGGTATTGTCAGCTTTGGTGAGCTGTCTGAGAGCGAAAAACTTGTCTTTGATATCAAAAGCATCTTTGCCAGATTTTTTAATTTTAGTGAAAGTCAGCTGCCTGCAAATCAAGGCGATACCGCAAATCCAAGCATGGACACCAACGCCCCACCACAAAACGATACTGATGGTGAAGGCAAATCCGATGACCGAAATTCCACCCCAAATCTCAACAACCAAAGCGAGAATACAATGAACCAAGATGTAACCGAAGCGTTGGCACGAGCCGAAAAAGCCGAAGCTGAACTTGCCAAGTTTAAAGCCCTGCAAGCCAAAAAAGAGCGAGAGCTTGCCAGCACCCAAAATGCAAACTTTGCCGAAACTCTGGTCAAAGATGGCAGAATTAAGCCCTGCGACAAAGAGCTATTGACCCAAGTGTTAAACTTTGCCGAATTTCCAAACGATACTACCGCTGACTTTGGTGAAGGTGATGACAAAAAGCCACTGGCGGTCGCCTTTAAAGAATTTTTGGGCAACTTGCCAAAACAGCATTCGCATCTGACCGATAAAGTAACCAAAAACACGGTGAGTTTTAGCGAGAATATAAGCCATCACGAGCGAGCCACCGCTTTGATGAAAGATGAAAACATCAGCTATGAAGAAGCTGCCCGCCGTACAGCTTAATTTTAGAATAATTTAGGAGTATATGATGAGTGCAACACATTTACAGCATTTGCGTGGCAAAGATGAAGTTTTGACCAATCTTGCCGTAGGCTATATGCAGTCGGATTTTATTGGCGAGCGGATTATGCCTGTGGTTTATATTGATAAAGAAGGGATTAAAGTGCCGATTTTTGGCAAGGGTTCGCTGGTGGAGTATGAAACCGAGCGAGCGGTCGGTGCAGCAAGCAACATCATCACTCTGGATAAAACCACCACAATGTCTGTGGTGCTAGAAGAACACGATTTGGCGGCAGGTGTGGACTATCGTGAGCAACACGAGAGTCAATTTGATGAATATACCAAAGCCACACGCCGTGTGGTGAAGGGTGTGCAACTTCGTCAAGAAGCCGAAATTGCAAGACTTATCCAAACAAAATCGGTCTATGCCAACGCCCACAGCAAGGACTTTGCATCCGAAAAATGGACGAGCGATGATGCCGACATTCAAATAATCATTGACGATGCCAAAGAGCAGGTACGAAGTGCAACAGGCGTAACGCCGAAGACGCTGGTGCTAAGTGGACAGGTTTATACGCAAATCCGCCGAAATGCCAAACTTCGCTCACTCATCAGCGACAGTGCCAACAAGCCTTTGCTTGGTATCAACACACTCAAAGAACTGCTTGAGCTTGATGAAATTTTAGTTGGTAATGCGGTGTCTATCCCTACAGGTGGCAAGCAAACCAAACCGATTTGGGGGAATTTTGCCAGCCTGATTGTCCGCCCAGACCAAGTGCCAGATGGCAATGACGAAGGTGAGTCTGCATTTGGCTACACTTTCCGCCGCCGCGGGTTACCTGTCGTGGACAGATATGATGCTGTGGGCGGTAAGGTGCAATATGTGCGTTATACCGATATTCGTAAGTCTGCTGTCGTGGGCGGTGCGTGCGGTTTCTTGTTTGAAAATGTGATTTAAGGCTTAAAAAATAAGGAGTGCAACAATGGCAAATCCAACCAAATCAGCAATCGTTGCTGTTACTATGCTGGCGATGAGCGAACTTATCGGCAATCGCTTTGTCAGTGCAAAAGGCAGACAAGCCACAGCCGATGACCCTATTTTTGGCATTGTCCCTGTGGATGTAAAAGCTGGTGAGTCCGTGGCGGTAGAAATTTTGGGTGTGGGCGTGGTGGAATCTGGCGGCGTAATTGAAATGGGTGATAAAGTTGCAAGCGATGCCCAAGGCTGTGCCATCAAATCCGAAACAGGGCAATTTCTTGCCCTGTCATCGGCAAGTGGTGCAAATGAACCTGTTAAAGTCCTATTAAGATAAGGAAAAAGCAATGAAAAAAGTGCAAGTAAACACGCCTTTAATCCTAGAACAAAATGGCGAGCTGGTACGCATTGAAGCAGGTCAAATCATTGATTTGGCTGACGATGTGTATGCCGAAATATCTGCTCATACCACGCTCCTTGACAATAAAGCGCCAGAAGAACCTGTTTTTGAGCCACAGCCAGCACCTGATGAAGCTGCCACTGAAGTAGAGAAAACTGCTCATGGCGATACGCTCGGCGATGAAGTGGCTGCCACCGAAACTGCTGAACCTAAAAAATCCATACGCAAAAAGGCTTAATCAATGAACCGCACCGCCCCTTATGTCAGCCGTGAAGATATGGTTGTCTTGTGTAGCAAGGTAGAGCTTATCCAGCTTAGTCGTGATGACCTAACAAGCCATTATGATTATCAAGGCTTGGAGCCTGATTGGGTGGTGGTGGATAAGGCAATCAGCCACGCTTGCCAAGTGGCGGACGGCTATTTGGCGGGGCGTTATGCTCTGCCTTTGCAGTCTGTGCCAACGCTTTTAAATACTTGGTGTGGCGACATTGCTAGATATTGGTTACATAAGCGGCGGATTAACGCCAGTGAAATGCCAAAAACCTTGCAGACTGCCTATGATGATGCTTTAAAAATGCTAAATCTTGTTCAAACTGGCAAAATGCACCTATTTGCCACCGACCTTGCTAAAAATGAAAACGCCCTGCACAAAGAACGAGGGGCGTACCGAGTGCGTTCTCGTGGTAAGCTGGATTGGAGTGGTTACTGATGACAGATAGCATTACTTTGGTGATTTTGGCAAGCGTGCGAGAAAAGTTGCGACAAGAATTGCCCAGCGTGGAAGTAGATTTGTTTCCTGACAATCCTGCCACTTATCGCTTTATTCACGCTGTTGGTGCGGTGCTGATTGGTTATCAGGGGTCGGATTATGAGATGACAGATGATACACACGCCATTATCCAAACTCGTAGATTGACTTTTTCGCTGACAGTTTTTGGGCGGGGTGTCCATCATGACAAAGGAGCGATTGCTTTACTGGATAAGGTGCGAGAGGTCATCACAGGCTTTCGTCCCAAGCATTGCAACAAAATTCATCTGATAAGCGAACGATACCTACACCAAGATGGCGGAGCGTGGCAATATGAATTAAAGGTACGCACCGAGACCCAAAGCGTGGAAGTCTGTCAGAGTGATAACCGACCAAAACTTTTGCAGATTCATACAAGACAACCAGCAAGCTGACCAAATCCCATTTAAACCAAAAATCCCTTAAAAGGAGTATTTTATGTCTTTTCATCACGGCACCGAAACCCGTCGCATTGACGGTGGCTCTAGTCCTGTTTATACCGTCAATGGGGCGATTACCGCCATTGTGGGGACGGCTCCCATTGGCGATGTCAATGTGCTAACCTTATGTCAAACCAATAAAGACTTTGCCAAATTTGGTGGAGATGAAATCACCAAAGCAGGCTTTACCTTGCCTGATGCTGCTCATATCTGGACACGCTATAAATCTGGTATTGCTTATGTTGTCAATGTCTGCGACCCTGCTCGCCATAAGACGGTCATCACAGACGAAGTCTTGACAGTTGATGTCAATACCTTAACCGCCAAAACCACCAACCCTGCCATTCAAATGGGCTATATCATCAAGGATGGTCAAACGGTGCTAAATGAGAGCCAATATACCATCAATACGCTGACAGGTGAGATTGTCTTTAATGTCCAGCCTGTTTCTGCAACGATTAGCTATACCTACACCGACCCTGCCAAAGTTACTGAGGCGGATATTTTGGGTGGATTCGTGGTAAGCAGTGGTAAACGCACAGGGCTTGAACTCTTAACAGAGGGCTTTGGTAAATTTGGGGCGGATGCCAAAATCATTATCGTGCCTGAATATGACCAAACCGCCACGGCAAGCTCGGCAATGATTAGCATGGCAAATAAATTAAACGCCATTGCCTATATCAACGCTCCCAAAGGTACAAGCCTATCGGCAGCACTGCAAGGGCGAGGGGCAAGCGGTGCGATTAACTTTAACACCAGTAGTGACCGTGCTGAGCTGTGCTATCCGTATGTGGTGGGCATTCTTGGCGCGGAACATCTTGCCACGCATTTAGCAGGGCTACGCATGAAAGTAGATGTGGACAAGGGTTATTGGCATTCAAAGTCCAACCACGAGCTGCTTGGCGTAACCGCCCTAGAAATTCCACTCACCGCTCGCATTGACGACCCACAGTCCGAGACCAACCGCCTAAACGAAAAAGGCATCACCACCGTCTTTAACAGCTATGGTACAGGTTTTCGGGCTTGGGGCAACCGCTTGGCGTGCTTTCCATCGGTCAGCCATATCAAAAACTTTGAAGTGGCACAACGCACAGGCGATATTATTGATGAGTCTATTCGCCAGTTTGAATTGCAATATGTGGACAGACCAATTGATGATGCGTTGATTGATAGTCTTATTGAGGGCATTCGCACCTATCTTGGCACGCTTAAATCCATTGTTGGCTACTCGGTGTCATTGGATTATGAATATGACCTTGTGGATGCATTTAGCAAGGGACAAATTCCGCTTGTCTATGACTACACGCCAAAACTGCCTGCCGAACGCATTACCAACGCCAGCGTCATGACGAGAAAATACCTTGTCAATTTGACTGCTAAAAAATAAGAGGAAAAACAATGCAAATTAACGCCATTTTTAACGCCAACATTTATGTCAATGGCAACAGTCTGCTTGGGCAGGCAAGCGAAATCAAGCTGCCTGATGTGGAAATCTCTCAAGATGAATACAAAGGGCTTGGGCTGGTCGGCACGATTAAATTGCCAAGTGGTATGGAGGCGATGGAAGGAGAAATTACTTGGAATAGCTTTTATGAAAATGTCTTTGCCGCCGTCTATCATCCTTTCAAAGCAGTGCAACTGATGGTGCGTGCTGATGTGCAAAAGCATGACGCACAAGGCTTGGCTGCCGAAGTGCCACTCGTTACTATCCTAACAGGTACATTCTCCAAAAATCCTTTGGGAAGCTACAAACCCAAAGAAAAGGCGGAGTTTTCTAGCACTTTTCAAGCCCATGAGGTCAGACAGCTTGTAAATGGCAAAGAAATCTTTTATTTTAATGCCTTTAAAAATGAATATCGTGTAAATGGCACTGATGTGCTGGCAAGTTTCCGCCGTGTGGTGGGGGTGTAAAGGATTTTTCTTAAAACCCTTTAAAAGACCCAAAATCCCAAACCTTTTAAAATACGCTTATCGTTTGATGAGCGTATTTTTTTACCTTTTATTTACGGAGTTTGTTATGTCAAACCAAAACCAAAACACTGCCAACCCTGCCCATCTTGTCCAAGAACAGCTTGGTACGCACATTGCCATCGCTTTGAAATATCCCTTTAAAAACGGGCTGGGCGAGACTGTGAGTGAACTTAAAATGCGTCGTGCCAAAGTGGGTGATTTGCGAGCGGTGGGACAGCTTAAAAACGAGATAGAGCAGGAGCTGGCGTTATTTGCTCGCCTAACTTCTCTTGTGCCAGAAGATTTGGATTTGTTAGACCAAGTGGATTACAAGCAAATTCAAGATGCCTTTCGCAAATTTAGCGAACGCTAAGGGCGGTCAGCCTGACCTAAATTGGCTGGATAAGCTCCATGATGCCATCGCTGACCTTGCATGGTGGTATGGGTGGAGTGGGCAAGCTATCGATGAGCTTAATCTTGATGAGTTTGATGTCTGGCTAAAACAACTATCCCGCCAAGCCAAGGCAGGATATGGGCGGAGTGGAGGCTAGGATTGACTTTGGATTTTTGTTAAATATCTATTACCGATATAAGCCGTCATCCCTGTCAGTATCAGCCATGCAGCGATGATGCCATCGTTTGGCACGCTTGTAAAAACACCAACACCAATGAGTGCTGCTGTACAGCCCATGACAACAAGCCCAACAATCAGCTCAATTTTTTCTTTGGTAGGCTTGATAGGCTTGGCGGTTTTCTTAGTTATTCGGTTGTTTTGGGGAATTGCATTCAAAAAAGAAAACAGACCCAAAACGCTGGTGCAAATGAGGTAAAGACAAGTCCCAAGCATCATGCCTGCAAGCATACCAGCTGTTACCAAAAGGCCTGTAATGAGAACGACAAAGGGTGTTAATAAAACAAATGCCAATAAACTGTCAAACCACACGGGCAAAAAATGATACAACCCATAAAGAGTGCAGCCAAATGACAAAAACCCACCAATGATGCTGCAACCATAAATGCACACATCGTCAAATGCTGGGTTGTTGTTTTTGAATTTTGGCATATATTCTCCCTTAATCATTAAGGATTATTCTACCCTATGGCAACCGAATTATCAATTGTTATCAGTGCGTCTGCGATGATTGGCGGGGCGATAAGTGCCTTAAAAACGCTGACGGGTGGGCTGGACAGTGTTCGCCGTAGCTCAAACATTCTGGGCAATGAGCAAAGACGATTAAAAAGCGAGATAGACCGCTTAGGCACTTCATCTGGCGTGTCAAAATTGCAGCGTCAGTATGATAAGCTTGGCAGCACCATGAAAGGTCTTAGAGTCAATGCCATTAAACAAGCAAGTATTCAAACCAGCCTAGAAAATAACCGTGCGGCTCGTGCCAACATGCAAGGCGAAGTCATGGGGCTGGTTGGAGCTGGCATGACGATTGCTGCACCTGTCAAGCTTGCCATTGATTTTGAAAGTGCGATGGCAGATGTCAAAAAAGTGGTGGATTTCGGCGACAATCCTGTGATTGCCAAAAAGCAATTTCAAGAACTGTCTGATGAAATCCTAAACCTATCCACCATTCGCCCTATGTCCGCCAATGATATTGCCCAGATTGTTGCATTGGGTGGTCAGTCAAATATCGCTCGAGGTGAGCTGATGAAATTTGCTGACGATGCGGTCAAAATGGGCGTGGCGTTTGATGTGTCGGCACAGCAAGCAGGTCAGTCAATGGCTGAAATGCGAACCGCCTTTGGCATGAACCAAACGCAGGTAGTGGAACTTGCTGACCAAATCAATTATTTGGGCAATAACACACCTGCCGCCGCCCAAGGCATCATGAACATCGTGCAGCGTGTCGGTGCTTTTGGTGAAGTGGCTGGCTCATCGGCAGGAGCGATTGCTGCGGTGGGTGCGACCATTCGTGGCATGGGGGTTAATGAAGAAATTGCCGCCACGGGCATTAAAAATATGTTTTTGGCGTTAGGAAAAGGTGAGAATGCCACCAAATCACAAAGGGCTGCTTATCAAAAACTGGGACTGGATTCAGAACAAGTCGCCAAAGATATGCAAAAAGATGCAGAAGGTACAACACTTAAAGTCCTAGAATCCATCTCAAAACTTGAAAAGTATGAACAGGGGCAAGTGCTTGAGTCGCTATTTGGTAGCGAGTCTTTGCTGGCTATTGCCCCATTATTATCACAGCTAGACACCTTAAAAGATAACCTAAATAAGGTTGCTGACAGCACGCAATACGCAGGCTCAATGAATGACGAGTACGAGGCACGAGCCGCAACCACTGCCAATAACTTGCAGACGCTTAAGGGTCAGATGGTTGCTTTGGGCATCACTGTAGGTTCTGTGGTGTTGCCTGCCCTAAATGGGCTGGTTAATGATTTAAAGCCCGTCATTGAAAAAGTCATCGCCTTTGCCAAAGCCAATCCTGAGCTTGTTGCCACACTTTTTAAGATAGGGGCTGCTCTTTTTGCCTTTAAAGTGGGTTCTTTGGGTGTGCGATTTGTATTCAGTTTGTTATCAAGTGGACTGCTGAGTGTAATGGGGATAGGCGTTCGCACAGCTGGCACGGTAAAACTGCTGTCGGCATCATTTGGGCTGCTTAAAATGGGTAGAGCTGTCTCTGCCTTGCGATTGTTTGGGTTGTCGGCACGCCAAGCTCGTATTGCGATTAGTCTGTTCACAGGTGGGCTTAATCTCATTCGTTCAGGGGTGGCAGGCTTTGTGTCGGTACTTGGCAAAACCATGACATTTGCAAGGCTGTTTGGTTCATCGCTTGTTGGTGTGGGTATGAAAGCTGCTCAAGCCTTTATGATGGTTGGGCGAGTGATTGCTATTGCAGGCAGAGCAATGCTTACCAATCCAATTGTGCTTATCGGCATGGCAATCGCTGGCGTGGCGTATCTGATTTATAAAAATTGGGATACGGTCAAGCCTGTACTTATCGGCTTTTGGCAATCCATCACCCAGTCTGCAAGCGGTGCGTGGCAATGGCTGGTCGGCATTTGGAGTGGCTTTACCACTTGGTTTGGTGGTCTTTGGACGGGTATTACTGCTTGGGCAAGTAATGCTTGGACGGCAATAACCACTGGGGCAAGCAATGCTTGGAGCTGGCTTGTTGGTATTTGGGGCGGTGTCGTCGCTTGGTTTGGTGGTCTTTGGACATCGGTACAGGCGGTAACAGCTGGTGTATGGACTGGTATCACAGGCTTTATTGGTTCGGTGTGGGCAAGTATTCAAGGGCTGGTGTCGGCAGGTGTGCAAGGCTTGATGGCAATCATTCGTGGATTTAGCCCTGTTTCTGCCTTTGCTGCCGCTTTTTCTGCCGTTTGGGGATTTTTAAGTGGGCTTGTTGGACGCTTTCGCACCTTTGGGGTTAATATCATTCAAGGGCTTATTGGCGGCATCAAATCAATGGCAGGAGCGGTTGTGGGGGCTATCAGTAGTACGGTTGGCAATGTCGCTGGCACCGCTAAAAGAATGCTTGGTATCAACAGCCCCAGCCGTGTGTTTCGTCAGTTTGGTTCGTGGGTGTCTGAGGGTTTGGCGATTGGCATTAACAAAGGTGGTCAAAGACCTGTGTCCGCCATTGGACAAGTGGCAAGTGGCGTTACGGCAAACTTTGGGGCAAAAATGGGCAACTTATCCGCCCAAATCAGTACAAGTGTGGGCGAGCATCAAGCAAGAATGGCAAATGCCAACAACGCCAATGCCCAAAATCAAGGCAGTATCACCATTTATTTTAATCCCACCATCAATGCAAATGGGGGTGATATGGGCAAAATTGAAAGAGCCTTACAATTCTCCCAAACCGAATTTGAAAAAATGTTTAACCGTATGCAAGCGGACAAACTTAGGAGAGCTTACTGATGTATGCAATGCTGGGTGAAATCCCCTTTGAGATAACCGAAAGTTTCACTACTTTAACCATGACGCATGATGCCAAATTTGCCCATCACGAAGTCATACAAGGTAAGCCACGCACACAAGCACTTGGGTTGTTGCTTGCTAAGCTCAAATTTAGCCTACGCCTGCATTGGCGGCTTGGCGATGTCGCCAAAAGTTATCAAGTGCTGCACCAAGCCTTTGTTTCACAAGATGCCCAAGCACTGGTTACAGGCTCTGGGCAGATGATGGGCTTTTATACCATTGGTAGATTGTCCGTAACTACCACCGCCCAAAATGACACAGGCGATACTTTGGCGATGGACATCGATGTGGATTTGACTGAGTTTATCGGCGACCCTACCGCCCCCAATCCCACGCCAGCCATCGCCACCAGCGACAGCGTGCCGTTATTATCGCTCAAAGATGACAGTATCAATGCCCCAATTGACATAGAAACGGCAAGCCTGATGGCGGATGTTGGAGCGTGGACACGCAGCGAAAACTTGCTTAATGGCATTTCATCAAAACTTGCCTTGCTTGGTGAGCTGTCAAACGACCCTGCACGCTATGCTCTGACCTTATCAGAGATTGTGTCAGACGGCTCAACTGTTGTTAAGGGTTTATCAAACATTCCTGCACTGTCCGCTTATGCTGATAGGCTTGGTGGTGTGGGTAGTTTTGGTGGTGCGGTAGCGGATACGCTGGGCAAGGTGGGCGTTGGCATTGGGGCGGTGCAAAGTGGCAATCTGACACAGGCAAAGACCGCCTTTACAGGGGCAATGGGAGCAATGAGCATTGGCAAATCCACCGTGTCTAAACTCACCGCAAAAATTGCCAGTAAAAAACCATTAAAGGGGCTGTTTAGATGAGTAGTGTACTAATCCACACTTGTAATGAGCACGACCGCTTTGATTTAATCGCCCATCGCTATTATGGCACGGTGGACGAGATTGGGCGGATTATTGATGCCAATCCACAGCTTGCTCTGTCGGAAACTTTGGCAGCAGGCACGATGGTGCTTGTACCAATTATCCAAAAATCGCAAGCCAAAAATACCAACTTACCCCCTTGGTTTAGATAATTTTGAAATTAACGGCAATGCGTTCGCCTGCCTAGCACTACCATTTAATTTCTGTAACTATCAGCAGGAGAGAATATGATACAAAACACCGACAAGCCGAAATTTGCCGTCATCTATGAGCAAAAAGACATCACAAACGCCATCACGCCATATTTGTTGGAAATTACTTATACCGACTACCTGTCAGACCAATCAGATGAGATACAAATCACCCTTGAAGATGTGAATGACGACTGGTTGTATGATTGGTATCCTGACAATGGCGACGGCGTGGAGTTATTGCTTGCTGATGATATGGATGAGTTGATTGTCCTTGGGCGATTTGAGATTAGCGAAATTGAATATCGCTATCCGCCATCTGTTGTCGTACTAAAGGCACTCTCCACAGGGATTAGCAAAGCCAATCGTACAAACCAAGCCGAGGTTTATAAAGACACCACGCTTGCCAACATTGTCCGCACAGTGGCAAAACGCCTCAATTTGTCGATAACAGGGCAGATTCGTGATATTAAAATTACCACAGCAACTCAGTACCAAGAACGAGATGTGGAATTTTTGACTCGCCTTGCCAAAACTTATGGTCATAGTTTTAAAATTGTCGATAAAACGCTGGTCTTTTATGACAATGAAAAACTTGGCGAAAACGAAGCGGTGGCAGTGCTGGACAAAACATCAGTCATTGATGTGCGTTTTCGTGATGTTATCAAAGATATGCCAAGCGAGGTGCAAGTCTCTACCTACAACACCCAAAAGAAACAAACCATCACCAAAACCGCCAAGCCCAAACCCAAAAGAAAAGGAGCAAAACCTACCACCACCGACACCCTGAAAATCACCGCTCCCAACAATGCCACAGATGGTGAAGTGGCGGCAATGGCAAATGCCCATGCCCAAAATCAAGCAGATGAGCAAATCGCAGGGGAAATTGAACTGGTTGGCAATGCCATGCTGGTGGCAGGACAGGCGATTTTGGTGCAGGATTTTGGTAAATTTAGTGGCAAATATCTGATTAAACAAGCTCGCCATATACTAAATAGCCAAGGTTTTTTAACCACAATTGAGATTAAAATGCTTGAATATATTGACCCAAGGGCAAGCGATACCCAAGACAAACCAGCAACAGATAAAAAACAGGAAAAACCCCAATGAATTATACCCACAACAACCTATCCGCCACGCTCCAATTTGGCGAAGTTGGTCAAATTGACCCAAAAAGCCATAAAGTGAAAGTTATTTTTAATGCCTTGGGTGGCATGATAAGCGACTGGCTGCCTGTGATTAGCATGGGGGCAGGTGGCAATCAGTTCTACGCCTTGCCTGATGTGGGAGAAACTTGTGTCTGCCTGATGAATGCAAGTGGTGATGGTGGCGTGGTTTTGGGCGTGATTTATAATGACAAAGACACCACGCCTACTGACAATGGCGAGCTGTGGATTAAGCGATTTAGCAACAATACCATCATCAGCCATAACCGCCAAAATGGACAAATTATTGTAGAGACGAGTGGTGATGTACTGATTAAATCTGCCAAGCAGGTAAAACTAGATACACCCATTACCGAATGTACAGGCGATATGAATGTTGCTGGTTCAGTTAGGGCGGGCAATGATGTGATTGCAAATGGCACGAGCCTTAAAAAACACACGCACGGCGGTGTTGCCGCTGGCAATAGCCGAACGGATATGCCTTGACTTATCCAGATTTTTCTTAAAACCCTTTAAAAGACCCTGCGTTTGTCATCTTATACAATACACCCAAGTCAAATTTGGGTGTATTTTTATGACCGCCACAAAGCACCAAAAAGAGCATCGGCATTGGCAATTATCGCCTGACAGTACGGCGATTGCTGACATCTTGGACATTGCTCGCTGCCTTGATATTATCCTTGCCACCAAAAAAGGCTCTGATGTCCTGCGTCCCACCTTTGGTTCAGCTCATTTGGACTATCTTGATGCACCGACCGACATTCTTATCCCTAATATGGTGCGAGAGGTGCATTTGGCGGTGCAAACTTGGGAAAAGCGAGTGGTCATTAAAGACATTTATTTTACAGGAGCTGCACCACATTTGACGATGATAATTGATTGGCAAGTGGCGGACAGTGTCAAAGGTGAGATTTATAAAAGCGATTTTGTGCTTTAACGGCATAACCATGAGGGCGTAAGCGTGGCATTACCAAAACGAGAAAACTTAAAAATCGTGAACGATGACATTGGCACGATTTTAAGTGAAACGATTAAAGATTACGAAAACCGTGCAGGCAAAGTGCTACAACCTGCCCATATTGAACGCTTGCTTATTAACACCTTTGCTTATCGTGAGTTATTGCTACGAAAACAACTTAATGAAGCCTACCGTCAGCAGCACATTCCCTATGCTACAGGCTTGATGCTTGATGTGGCAGGGGCGGATTTTGGCACACATCGGCTGAACGCACAGCCTGCGGATACGGTGTTGGAATTTAGTGTTAGTCCTTCTGAAATTGGCAATTTAACCATTCAAATCGCCAAAGGCACGCAGGTTTTGGCAGGTAATATTGCCTTTGCTGCCAAAGAGGGTGGACAGCTTACCCAAAACAACCCAAGTATTTGTCTAAATGCCACTTGTACCCAAGCAGGCACAGTGGGCAATGGCTATGCCGTGGGGCAAATCAACACGCTGGCAACTCGCCCACATCCGACCATTGCCATATCCGTCAAAAATATCACCATCAGCCAAAATGGGTCAGATGTGGAAAATGACGACAGCTACCGTGAGCGGATTATGCTTGCCTTTGAGCGGTTTAGCAATGCAGGCTCAAAAGGAGCGTATGCTTATTTTGCTCGCTCGGTCAGCCAAGAGATTATTGATGTCTATGTCGGCAATGCAACAGACCGTGAGGGGCAGCCGATTGGCGGGACGGTGGCGGTGCATTTGCTTGGCAGAACAATGCCAGTCTCGGACAATCTTATCCGTGCAGTAAATAAGGCTTTAAATGATGAAAAGGTACGCCCCTTGTGCGATACGGTAACGGTCAATTCTGCCAAGGTGGTGAATTTTACCCTAAATGCCGAGCTAATAACTTTTACAGGAACGAATACTGATGAAATCCTAGAAAATGCCAAAAGTGCGTTTGAGAGTTATCAACAACAAGCCCAAAGCCAACTTGGGCAAGACATTGTGCCACTTAACATCGCCAAAACCTTGCAGGTCGCTGGGGTCTATGATGTACGCCTGATTAGCCCAAGCCTAACAAATATTAACGATGATACCGTTGCTATTTGCAATCACATCAATATCCGCATTGTGGAGCAAACAGATGGATAGGCTCATTTATGCCGATGCGATTGCCAAAGAGCAGCTGTTTACCGCCCTTGCTGATTTGAGCTTGTCGCTTGATGACTTGCCGATTGACAAGCTCTTGATACGCTTGATTGACCTTGTTGATAGCACGCATTTGCCCATTTTGGCAGACAGTATGAGTGTCGCAGGGGTGGACGGTTATTGGCTTGCCGAGAGTGATGAAGCACGGCGAAATCTTATTAAAGGGGCGTATGACTTGCACCGCTACAAAGGCACGCCGTGGGCGGTCAAGGAGATTGTTAGACGGCTGGGTTTTGGCAATGCCACAATCATTGAGGGCTTTGGCGACAAAAGACACAATGGTGAGATTGTAAGGCGAGATGGTGCTTACAATTACGGACATTCTGACCGCTGGGCGTATTACCGCATCATCATTCATGAGCCTATTACAATTGAGCAGGCTAATTTACTTCGTAAAACCCTATCAGCCTTTGCTCCTGCTCGCTGTATCTTGTCCGCCCTTGATTTTACACAGGCAAGCATCAGGCACAATGGCAAAATTGTCCGAGACGGCAGATACACGCGTGGTACAGCTTAACTGACTTAGAAGGAAAAAATATGGCAAATTTACAAGAAACCTCCACTTGGGAAGCTGGTATTTATCAGCTTGAGACATCAGACCCTGTGATGGGTGGCGAAAACGGCGTTGATAATAGAGCTCCAAGACAGCTTGCCAACCGCACGCTATGGCTAAAAAACAAGCTGGCAGCAGACATCGCCAGCGTCAATCAAAGCATCAGCAATTTGACTGGTCAAAAAACTGACAAATCCACCACAATATTAGCAGGACAAGGACTGATGGGTGGCGGTCAGCTAAACTCCTCTCGAATGATTTCGCTTGGCATACCCAGCAAAATCACCGCCAACAGCACCAATACGGCGATATCTAATACCCACAGCCATGAGATTGACAAGGCAAGCACCACCACGCAGGGCATTGTCATGCTGTCAAACAAGACAGATGGCACCGACAGCACCAAGGCAGCCACAGAGTACGCCCTAGGAGAGGTGCATAAACTGGCAACCGCCGCCCAAGCAGCAGCTGATAGCATCAGCCTAGACTGGGCAAATATCCAAAATAAACCAGCACTTGCCGATGCCAGCCACAGCCATCCATGGAGTCAAATTACAGACATACCAACCGCCAGTGCCACCGTCTATGGCATAACACGGCTAAACAATGACCATACCTCAACATCAGGCTATGAGGCTGCCACGCCTTTTGCTGTGCGACAGGTGCATAACAAAGTTATAGCCCTAGAGACGGGCAAACTTGGCAAATCAGAAACCGCTGCAAGTGCCACAAAACTTGCCACCGCTCGCACCATTAATGGCGTAGCGTTTGACGGTAGCCAAAATATCATCATTTATGACAATACCAAACTTGCCAGCAATGGTAACGCCGTCAGTGCATCACGCCTAGCCACCGCTCGCACCATCAGCCTAACTGGTGCGGTAACGGGCAATGTGAGTTTTGATGGGTCGGGCAATGTAAGTTTGGCGACTGTATTGACCAAGGCAACTGTGCGAGAGTTTAATCGCACCATCACCGCACAAGCAACAGTGCCAAACAGCACAACCAACACCATAGAGATGGCAGGTCAAGTGGTGGCATCTGCCGATGGTCTGATTAGGCAATATTTCCACTTGAAACACTTCAGGGATTTCTGGTTTGGGCGAGATGATAATGCAGTGGACTATCAAAATCACCACGTTCCCACCTATAAAATCCCGATTGCTCTATGGACGGCTATGCCAAATAAAGTCCTATCTGTACAAGCCCAAATAATGCGAAGTGGCAATGCCACTTCATCGGTTGAATTTGCAGCGGAAGCTGCCGAACAAGAAGTGGCTTGGGCGTTTCGTCATCAAGGCAGTAATAAAAGCAATGTTTGGTTAAATATGACAAGAACGCATGGCGGTCAATCTGAACATATTGATTTATTTGTGATTGTGGAGGGTTATTGATGCATTATATTCGCTTAACGGATACCGAGGGTCGTTTTGATTGGATTGATGGTAATTTTTTGTTTTTATATGATTTATCAGAAGATGAAATTATTGCCATTGGTGATGATGATTATACCGAGTTTTGCCAAAACCATCAGGGGGATACTCGCTTTATTGATGGTAAGTTTGTCTTTGGTAATAGCAAAACCAATCCAGCCATCATCAAAGCCCAGCACCAATCCCAAATCTGGCAAGCCATCAAACAAAAACGCCACGCCATCACTCGCGGCGGGGTATATCTGCCATCGGTCAAAAAATGGTTTCATACCGACGACAGCTCTCGCACGCAGTACTTGGCATTGCAGATTTTGCCAGAGCTGCCGCCAGAGCTTATGTGGAAAACGATGGATAACAGCTTTGTTAAATTAACCAAGCCACTTTTGGGCGAACTGGCGATGACGATTTTACAAGCTGAACAAGCCGACTTTGCCAATGCTGAAAAGCATCGTTTGGCAATGCTGGCTTCGGACAATCCCTTGGAATATGACTATTCAGCTGGCTGGACAGCAATTTATGAACAAGGAGCCATCAATGAATAAAGTCTATTTAGCCTGTTATCGTGGGCGTAGCGACAAACTCACTTATCGCCTATATGATGGCATTACACGCTTTTTCACTCGTGGCAAATACAGCCACACCGAGATTGCCATCGCCTTACCTGACGGTCGTTATCGGTGCTATTCATCAAGCATTCGCGAAGGCGGTGTGCGTACCAAAATAATGCCCTTAAATCCCGACAAATGGGACTTAATCCCCCTTGATGGGGTCTTGCCCGAACAGATTATCCGTTATTACAAACAAAATCACGGCTTAGGTTATGACCTTTTTGGGGCATTAGGCTGTGTGGTTGGACTGCCTCAAAATGCAGATAAATTCTTTTGTTCCGAGTGGTGCTATAACGCCATTTTTGGGTCAAATCAAGGCTTTCGCTTTAGCCCTAATCAGCTTGCCGAAATTGCCCGTCATTTATCTATTTTAGATAACTGATTTTAACCTTAATTTATTTAGGAGTTTTCAATGTCAAATTCAAACCATCCAATACAAATCACGCCGAATTTTAGCTATCGTGAAATGACACGCAGCGAGACCGCAAGCCGCAATGGTATTAAAAACATACCAAACCAAGCTGAGCTTGCCAATATTAAATATACAGCAAATCAGCTTGAAAAAATCCGCAGTTATCTTAATCAAAAATATCAAAGACCGATTGGCATTATCGTTACTTCCTGCTTTAGAAATGAGACGGTCAATCGCTTGGTGGGTGGCTCAAAAACTTCAGCACATCGATATGGACTGGCGGCAGATTGCGATGCCACAGGTTTTACCTCAAGGGCTTTTGCCAAAGAAATTATTGAAATGAGAGATAAGGGGTTGATTGCCTTTGACCAGTTAATCTTGGAATTTCCAAGCCGTGGTGATGGGGCATGGGTGCATATTGGTTTTAAAAAAGATGGTCGCAATCAAAGAAATCAAATTTTAACCGCTGTAAAAAGAGGAGGTAAAACTGTGTATTTGCAAGGTCTACAAGCAGGTGCAAAATGACTTAAAGACAAGAAAAAGCTGGCTTTTTAGCCAAAAAAGAAAAGACGGTCGGTATGACAATGTTGGAGCATTGCCATACCAGCCACGCAGTTAGGTGCGTAGCCCAAGAACCGCCTGCTTAGCTAAGCGGTGTTATTTTATCACAAAATCTACAGGATTACGCAAAAATGAAACAGCGTTGCATAAATTGCAAAAAACTTTTAGCCATTGGTGCGGGCAATTTTGCCATCAAATGCCCAAGATGCAAAACCTTAAATCACATTAATACTCAGCAAACCCAAGCAAAGCCTGATATTGACAAAGGGCATCGCCCGCATAATGACTGATGTTCATTCATAAATAACCAAATCCCCATCATTGTGAGCGTCCTGAACGCCTTTAACTTTCGAAGGATAAGTTTATGACACTCAATTTACTTGCCACCAAACACTACAAAACCGCTCCGTTACCATTTATCGGGCAAAAGCGAATGTTTTTACAGCATTTTACAAAAATTCTAAAAGACAACATCCCAAATGATGGCGAAGGCTTGACCGTGCTTGATGTCTTTGGTGGTTCTGGGTTGCTTGCTCACAATGCCAAGCGTATTTTGCCAAAGGCAACGGTTATTTATAACGACTTTGATGGCTATGCCGAACGCCTTGCACACATCAATGACACCAATCGTTTACGCCAAGCCTTGTTTGAGCTATTAAAAGACGAACCAAGAAATATCAAACTGTCTGCTGCCGCCAAAGCTCAAGTGAACAATTTGATTGCCAAAAGTGCTGACAGCGGGACTTTTATTGATGTGCAAACCTTGGCAGGCTGGTTATTATTCAGCGGTCGGCAAGTGAGTAGCCTTGATGAGTTTCTAGCCGAAAGCACCTTTTATAACCGCATTACCAAGACTGATTATCCAAGTGCGGACAATTATCTTGATGGCCTTATCATCGAGTGCCTAGACTTTGAAAAACTGTTGCAAAAATACCAAGACACACCAAATTGCTTGCTTATTCTAGACCCACCTTATGTTTGTACAAAGCAAGGAGCATACGCCAAGCACGGTTATTTTGGCATGACCAAGTTTTTAACTTTAATGAACTATGTGCGTCCGCCTTACATCTTTTTTAGCTCCACCAAAAGTGAGCTTATGGATTATATGGCGTACCTTAAAAAATACGAGCCTGACACTTGGCAAAGGCTTGGTGGTTTTGACCATATCAGGGTCAATTCATTTGTCAGTGCAAAAGTTAGCTATGAGGATAATATTTTGGTGAAGTTTAAAAGCTGAAATTTATCTCAAAAGACAGGGCTTCTCCCAGTAAGTACGGCAGTATGTATCTTATAAATTAACAAGTTAAGAGGTGAGTTTGTTAGATATGCAAAATTATCCATGATAACATTCAAGCAAGCGTCCAAAAAGATAATCCAAGCCAAAAACACCCCAAGCTGTGAAGTTTGGGGTGTTTTTATGGTAAATTTACCACAATGAAATTATCTTACACTCAGTGCAACAAAATCAAAAAGGGATTTATTGCAAAAATGGGCGAGATTTTTCGCGGTTGGCATCAGTCAAGACCAATACCAATACACCTACAATCAACAACAAGCAGGATTTAGTGCCGATGTTGGCTTTGATGGCAAACCCCAGAACCTTAGTGTCAATGGGGGCAAAACCAACATAGATGTCAGCTACGCCCAAGTAACCAACCAATCAGGCATCAAAGCCAATCAATCAACCCTATCTGTACAAGGACAAGGTAGCTTCACTGGTGGCTATCTTATCACCTATGCAGGTAAAAACCAAACCCAATTTACCCAAGGTATCCAAACCCAAAACATTGAAAATCACCTAAATTATGAAGGTGATGCCATCAGTGTCGGTGTAGGGATTGGTTTTAATAACAAAGAGCAAGACAGCGAGGGCAGCCAAATCAAAACCAGCTACAACGCTAGTTTGCAAGGCATTGGTTATGGTACAATACCCCCAACCAACAAAACCAGCACCACCCATTCTGCCATCACAGACCAAGCAGGACTTGACTACATCAACACAGAAAACTTCAACCAACCAGAAGTGCAAAATAAACTAAATCAAATCATTACTAATGATTTTGATAAGGAGCAAGCGATTAAAGAGCTAAATGCTCAAGTGGTAATTACCACAGAATTTGGTAAAGAAGCCCCAAAAAGAATCGGTGATTATGCCCAAAACAAAGAACTTGAACTGCTTGCACAGGGCAACACCGAAGAAGCTAAGAAATGGGCAGAGGGTGGGGTTTATCGTGTTGCTTTGCATACCCTAATTGGTGTTTTAGGTACTGGCACGGTTGAAGGAGCCATCACCACAGGATCTGTTGCCCTATCTGCACCAATACTAAATAAGATATCCCAACAAGCAATCAAGATACTTATTGATCAAGGTGTATCACCACAGATTGCCAAAAATGCCGTTGATCTCGTCAGTAATCTCGGCATTGCAACAATCACCCAACTGGCAGGAGTGGATACAGTAACTACAGCCACAGCATTGAATGTAGATGCGTTTAATAGGCAGTTGCATAAGCAGGAAAAAGACCTTGCTGCGACATTGGTTGGTTTAGCCAAAAAGAAAGGATTAAAAAAACCTGACGGGAAATCTTATACGCTTCAAGATATTGAGGATGCTTTGCGTTGGGCAAATAGTGGTCGTTACAATGAGAGATTTAATCAGAAGGTAGGTGCTGTAATTAATTCACAAAATACCTCTAAGATTAAAAATGTGCTTTATGATAACGCAATTGGTAAAGAGTACGATCCAAGACTTTGGAATGTTGATACACGAAATGGTATTGTTAGCATGAATCAAAATTTTAGCAATATCAAAAAACCAGATGATAATTTAATAAAATTTATCCAAGTACAAGCATCGAGTTATAAATATACATGGTATAAGGATAATATTGCCACCAATAAGCCAAGTTCAAAATCCACGCCAGTTACACATACGGTCATGCCAATAAAGCAGGTTACTCAACAGGAAATAGATTCTCGCAATGCTGCCATTATGAGTGGCAATTACCAAGAGTGTGCTTTTAATGAGACGGTATATTGCAGGCAACAAGATCAAAAAGTAGTTACAACAATGAATAATGCCTCACATTTTATACCAGTCATGGGGAAGACGCTTTATGCTGTAACAAAACCATTGGCAGTGGCATCAAAAATAGAAAATGAGGGTTTTAGCAAGGCGGTTCTTGGCGAGTTTGTCTCTAAGAGAACAGAAAATGCTGTTGGTTCAAACAAAAAAATATCGGCAGTTATTGATCAGATGGGTGTCAATGATACTATCACAGATTGTATTTATAATAATTTTAATTCACAATCATCTAAGGGAAATGAAAATGTATGTCAGTAATAACATATTACTTGGAGTATCACTAGCTATTAGCTCAGTAGTGGCTATCACATTTAAAGATTCATTTGGCTTTAGTTTTGGTCAATTTGTTATGGCTTTTGCGACCAATCTCTTATTTCTTCCTGCTATACGTGATTATTTTGCAGGGTTGGAGTTTGAGTCAGTAGGCATGAGAACAAAAGCTACGGCTAGCAAAATCGAAAGGTTTGTTTTCTTTTTATTGACGCTTGGCATCTACTTCCTTATCATTGTTGGTATATTTTTAGGAGCCGTACTAGAATAACACTTATATTATACTAGCTTTATAAAGATAACCCATTGTAAAATAAACAAAAAGCCTAAAAAGCTTGCTTGAATTTTTGTACTTGGAATAACTGCTCGTTCAGCAACTTTATTTTATTACAAAATCAGGTTTGTGATAGACTATCATTTAGCCCAAGAAACCAAAGAGTTCTTTGATGATGAAATTGAACTTGATGAGGGCAACAAAGGTTGCACTCAAAAAGGCAAGCGTGGTTGTGGTGCTGGTGGTAAAACTGCTGTGTTTGGTTTGTTAAAGCGAAATGGTAGGTTTATGTGGTTGTTGTTAAAGATACCAAGCAAAGCACTCTAATGTCTATCATAACAAGTAAAGTTAAGCCTGACAGCATTGTTTATACCGACAGCCTGTTATCAAAGAATGTGAGTTTGGATTTAACTGTGGTATGCCATCTAGTCAACTTAAGGTATTGAGAAAATGGCGTGGAGGGGGTAAGCCTTATCTACTACAGCCTCTTTTTATATTTTTAATGCTTTGACATGGAATTTTATTGGTTTATAAAAATGAATGCAAATAAAATTATGCTTATCGCCCCCGTTTTAATGGGTATGATTGCATCAATTGAGCAAAATCAGAAATATTATTTTGATTTTTATGAATTTTTTGCAGTATCGATTATTTCTTTGATGTTTTTTGTTAATATTTGGAGATATATTTATGGAAAGGATTTTTGGTCGCTTGGAGTAAAAGTAAGATCAAATGAGCATAAGCTATCAAGATTTTTTTGGTTTTCTTTGACGATTATATGTTATTCCGTAGGCATTTTTTATTTTTTATTTAGAGTTTAGCTCATTGGGGTTATTGCAAATCATCTGAAAACAAAGCCCAAAAGATACAAACCAACCTAAGAATCTTCGATAGCATCACCTCTGCCTTGTACACTCCTAATTCAAATGGTATCATAGGCGATGTGGCAAGAGCGGCAAGTCCAGAGCTTGCTTATCGGATTGGGCAATATTTTAAAGAAAACAAACTCAAAAACGAAATTGATGGTGGTAATCGCCCAGAAGAACAAAGCCCGCAACACCTACTAGCCCATACCATACTAGGTGCTGCCGTAAGCTACGCCACAGGCAATAACCCAATAACAGGTGCTGTATCAGGAGCAACCAATGAAGCTGTTGCTCCAGTTTTATCAAATTATTTATATGGCACCAAAGACCCAAGCGAACTTAGCCAAGAACAAAAAGATACCATCACAAGTATCTTAAGCTTAACCACAGCTACCACTGCTTATAGCACAACAGGCGGTAGTGTAGCCGATGCAGTTAATGGAGCTGAGATTGGGAGAGTTGGGGTTGAGTGGAATGGGGGTGCTAATTCTGTGCAAAAACACAGAGCAATTAATGCTGGGGCGTGTAGAGCTGGTGATGTTAATGCTTGCAATATTGAAACATTGAAAAGCATTATTGCCAGACAAATTCATAATGGAGCATCTTATATCCTAAAAAGCGTACAGACCCAAGATGATGTTACTATTTTTAATTTTGGATATGGAGTGGGAGGATATAGCTTCGTGATGAACAATTACAATGGAAATATTTATATAACAGATATGTTTGAAGTGGCATTATCTACAAAAGTTACTGGATTTTCGACCTCATTGACTTGGGGAAATTATTCCCAAAGACCAAAATCGTCTAAAGACCTAGATGATAAAATCTCAGGAGCTTCTCTAACTATCTTAGGGTGTCATCGGGGGCTATGCACGGGTAATTCTATCGGCTCAAAGAATCATACATTTTTAAGAGGTGTTGGCACAAATCAATATAGTTATTCTGGTGGCAAACTAAAATTTTCAGGATATCATCTAGACAAACAAACATCAAAAATTGTCGCAGGTCCTGCACCTGGGAGTAGTCCAAAATGAAGTCTTTGATATTTACTATCTTTATTTTCTTTTCTGTAATTATTTATTCATCTTGCAACAAACCAGATTATAGCAATCCAGCCATTCCAAAGAGACATGAAGTTTATCAACAAGTAAGACAGCAAATGAATGACATCTCAAAAGGCATTGGCTTGCCTGACAGTGTAGAGACATTGAATCGACCTACAGCGGTTTATGTTAATTATATCTATAATGAATATGATGATGAATTAATCAATCGTATCAACTCCGTTATGTCGAATCAGAAATGGGTTGAGATTAAAATAGATAACACGGAATATCAAAAATTTTTAGCTGTTTATTGTAAAAATGAATTTAGGGTGGATGTATTTACTATGCCTAATCAATCAGGGTTAAATGTGTCATTAAACTGGGATGGTTGGGTTAAAATTTGTGAAAAGTCTATGGGTTAGTTGTGTTTTTGTTAAGTTGTAGATGTGGATAAAACCAACCAGACAAATTCTAACTTACAAGGCTTAGGCTATGGTACAATAGACCCAACCAACAACAAACCCAAAACCAACTTAACCAAATCATCAACAATGATTTTAACAAAGACAAAGTATTTCAAAATAATTAAAGGGAATTATGATTCAAAAAAGATTTTGCGATTTGTTGTTTGGTAAAAAAACTTGTTTGGTAAAAAAACACTGATTATATTATGCATTGCACTCTTTTTATTTATTTTGTATGATAGACTAACACCAAGCACGAAAAAGTATCATATTGGATATAATGAGCATTTAAACATGCATACTTTAGTGGCTAGAAGAAAAGACGGAGAGTCCTTTACTGTTTCTAGAGGCATTGTTGATTATTTTCTTGAAAACAAATTTCTGATTTTGTATGGTTTAAAGTCTGAGATCTGTTCAGGTCAATCGATATATGATATTTTGTATGATTAAAAAATTTATTATATTGTAGACACTAGGGACGACACATTAACAGTATTGCATAGTTATGAAGAGTATAAACGCTACTTGGTTTTAAATAATATTAAAAATTTACAAGACTTTACTTTAAGTGATGATATTTTAGTTAAAATTCGCCAGACAAACAAAAGGTATGAAAGTGAGGGTTGTGAATAGCTGTGATTATCTCATACCATACTAGGTGCTGCCACAAGCTATGCCACAGGTAATAACCCAATGACAGGTGCTGTATCAGGAGCAACCAATGAAGCTGTTGCTCCAGTTTTATCAAATTATCTATATGGCAAAAAACCAAACGAGCTAAGCCAAGAACAAAAAGATACCATCACAAGTATCTTAAGCCTAACCACAGCCATCACTACCTACACCACAACAGGCGGTAGTGTAGTCGACGCAGTTAATGGAGCTGAGATTGGGAGAGTTGGGGTTGAGTGGAATCAAGGTTTGATTTTACATGGGGGAGCACTAGGAGAGCCGAATGGGGTGGATGTCCTAAGGGGAACCATA